CAGGAGTTACTGGCTTGCGGAAATTACCTCAAGCAATGTGCTCAGTGGGAAGAGGAAGACGTGACTGAGTTTTACAATTACCGCCGTCCCAAGCCGCCAGGCTTGAAGGAGCAGGCGTTGCAGGCAATTAAGGCCATCGACGCTGGAACTGACAAACCTGGCGACAGCGACATTATCCGCCGCGCACTTAACCAACTCCCTGATGACTGACTTCCGAGCGCTGTGCGCTGAACTGGTAGAAGACATTGAAGAATGGATGGGCGCCACCGAGCACAACGCGCCTAGTTCTGTGGCACTGGTGAACCGCGCCCGCGCCGCCCTGGCCCAGCTTGAGCCGCAGGGGCCGACGGATGAGGAGCTTCGTGAGCTGCGTCGTGAACAGGAGTGGCCTGTCGCCGAGGCCCTTTATTTCTCCATCGCTCGCGCCGTCCTTGCTCGCTGGGGGAACCGATGACTGATATACGCGAGGCAATGCACACCATTGCATTACAACTTGGACCGTCACTTTGGCTTTTGCTGTTTCTCGTTTGTCTTGACAGAAAATGACTGAACCTCTCTCCCCCGCCGCGCTGACGGTTTGGGACCGTTTCTGCGGCATTGTTGAAGAACATGGCCCAGCCCGTCTGGGTCTCGCCGCCGCCCTTCGGGCTGCTGCTAATCAGTTGACTCCTTACACGGTTTCAGACATGGACGGCGCTGCTTTTGCCAGAAATAAACTTCTTGACATCGCCGCTGAGCTGGAGGAATCATGAACGATATAAAATTTGTTTCAATCACTCGCACGATTTGCCCTAAAACAAGAATGCATTATCTTGATGCCATTGATGAACATGGCGTTCATTGGATGGCCCAAATGAGCCACAAAATAGAATCACATTTGTGCTACACAAAGCTCTGGTATCGAGATCCTCAACAGCCGCAGTTGTTTCCTTTTTAATCCACGGCCCCTAATGGGGCCTTTTCTTTTGTCTGTTTAGAATTTGCTGATCTTGCAATAAAACTATGCTTTCCACTGAAATGCGTCAACGCGTAGAGTTCATTTGCTCTCGCATTGCTCAAGGCGCATCAGTGGAGCTTTCAGACATCACTTGGCTGCAAAAACTTGCCAGTCGTAATCCTTCTGTCAATAGCAAACTAAAGAAAGCTCGTGATATTGCCATTAATGGCCAAGCTTCTCAGGAAAGTCTTGATGGTTTTATGCAAGCAATGGAACTAAACGATGCAGAAGATAGTCTGTCTGGTGCTCAAGATCCCATCACGCTTGCAGAATGGTTTCAAACTAAGCAGCGTTGGTTTCGCGGGCAATCTTCGCTCTAGTCCATGTGGCATCATTAGGAATGGGTTCAGTGCCATATTCAAACGTGTCGTAATCCTCTTCATTGCGAGGATCATAAATTTCTCCCTTACTTAACCATCTAGCTAGGCGCATTTGTTCTTCTTCTGGAGATAATTCCCTTTTCATCGAGATCCAGCCAGCTTTGTATAGCCTAGTCCCGGCCAATCCTGTATAGCAGCAAAAAAGGAGGGCCTAAGCCCTCCTTCCTTGCGCAGCCTCCGATGAGCAATTTATCTGCTAGGAGCGGTGCTCGACCAGCAGGACAGTGTGCCCCATAGGAGAAACCAAGCTCCTTGCTAACCGTCTTGGCAAGCGACGGTCATGCTCACACTGTCTCACCCGTCCACCCTCACGGCTCCCGCTGACGCAGGAGGAAGGCGGTTAAGCCCTCAGGACCGACTGCTTCGCCAGCATAGCACCACGCCCTCCATCGGCTCGTCACAATCCTTAAGATTTTCCTGCTCCTCTTGACGACCACGCCAAATGTGTCACAATGAACAAACTATTGCCAGAGATGGTAATAGGCCCCATGATTCATTTCTTCATCCTGATGCAATTTCCTAAAATCTTCTCTCGCATTGTTCTTTGCTGTTCGCTATTGAGTCCTCTCTACAATTCTCCCGCTCATTCAGCTTCATCAAGACAATGCGGAGAAACTAGCCACTATGGCATTGGTGATGGTTATCACGGCCGCACCACTGCTTCTGGCGCTCGTTTCAATGCCTACGGCCTATCTGCCGCCCACCCTTATCTTCCCCTCGGTTCTCGCCTCCTCGTTAAGAATCGTGACAATGGAAGGGAAGTGGTGGTTGTCGTCACTGATCGCGGACCATACGCTGGTGGACGCATCCTTGATTTGAGCTACGGCAGCTTTTCTCGCATTGCTTCTCCTAGTCAGGGCGTAGCAAGCGTTTGCATTTCTCGGCTCTCCTGATTTCCATTCCGCTTTTTGCGGCCATTTCATTCCGCTTTTTGCAGCATGAACATCGCTTCTTTCACGGCAATGATGACCATCTTCGGCCTAGGGTGTTTCACCATTTTCGCGTCGCCCCATACGCATCCCAACAGGGAAGGCCTGGCTGCATGCCAGAAGCTCCACCCTGAGCGCTACTGTCGCATTGCTAACGGTTTCCCCGTGAAGCCCTTGCCTTGATTCTGAATCAATTGTTAAATTGTCTGGCCTCCGCTTGTCGGGGGCCTTTTTCTTGGTATTGTGGCTTCGTTCCTGGCCAGCGATGGCTCCCCAGATGGAAACCTCCAAAATTGCCTCTGCTATTGAGCAGAACGGCCACTTCCGCGTGAGCAAAAAGGCCGCTGAACATCTCGGCGTGCAAGTGCTAAACGTGCTTCAGCACGTTGTCTTGATTAAAACCAACAAAGGTCCTCGCTTCATTTCTCGCAAGCGTTGGTTTGATCAATGGGAATGGGCACAGCGAAGGTCTCGCGCTCGCGGCTGCATTGCACAGCCCAACGGCCAAAATTCCTGGCTCGTCTTTGATCCTCACACTGATAGCGACCATCACATTGTCACCCTCACGGCAATGAATACCAAGGTGCATGGTTTCTATCAATGCACTTGCGCTGATGCTCATTTCCAAGCCGAGCGTGGCATTTCCCGTGATGAAATCAAATGTAAGCACATCCTTGCAGTGAGCATGTGGGAAAGCAAAGCCCCTGTTCAATTCTGATAATTTAGGAGAACAATCATGACCGCTTCGATGACTCAAACGCCTTTCCTCACTGCCACACAACGTGCCATCTCTCGCATGGTCACTGTCCATTGCAAATACAAATGGATTAGCTACAACACTGCAGATAGGCAAATTGCAAAGAAAGTAATCTTAGAGCGCTTGTCAAAAGCGCCTGAAAATCTTTCCGCCGCTCAATTTGCTCGTGGCGTGAGAAACAAAGCTTTCTTCCGTAGTCTTGCTGATGCCATGGAAGATTCCATCTGGAAACTGCTTTAATGGCCCATAAAGACAATAGGCGCGAGCTATTCGCGCTCGTAAAAAGATATGGTTTTGTACTTTATAGAGAGAAAAAACACTATATCTTCAAGCATTCTTCTGGCGCATTGCTCACTTGCAGCAAAAGCTCTTTGGATAAGCATTATTTGCTAAACATAAAGTCTGTGATTAAGCGCCTTCTCCTTAGCTCATAGCCCTGTCCTCAGTGCCCATTGTGAAGCTTTGCAACAGGGCTTGACGCGCCCCTCGTTTTGAACTAATTTTCTTTTCGTGAGGGCAGCTCGATGCCTGTCCTCCTCCTCCTGCTTTTCTCAACCATGGCTCATCAATTCCAAAGCGGCGCCTTTTTCCATGGCCAAGCCGCATGGCACGGTCTCGGCACTGTTGTCGATGGTACCATGCCTGCTCGCGAAGCATTCCGCCTGGCCGATGCTGATTGGCAAGTGATCAGCACTCCCATCTTCGACCCCACTGGCACGCCCATTGAAGGATGGCAGCGCATTGCTCGCGCTGACACTGACGCCACTCTTAGCGTCAAAGCTGATTCCTACACCATTGTTCAAAACGAACAGCTCATTCGCATTGCAGAAGCAGTTCGCGAAGATATCACCATGGATGCCGTGGTCGTGCTCGATGGTGGCAAGAGAGTGGCATTTACTGCCCTAGTCAATCAAAGCGAAGCTGACGTGTTGCCAGGCGATAGCGTCTATCAATATCTTATTGGCTGCACTTCTCACGATGGAACAGTATCGTTCCAGACAATGTTCTCGCCCATTCGCGTGGTATGTCAAAACACGCTCTCTGCTGCATTGGGCCATGCAGAAAACAAGCGCATGGCAAAACGACGCATGAGCGTGCGCCACACAACTAATGCCAATGCAATCATTGAGAAACTGCCTGAAATCATTTGCTTTAAGCGTCAACAATTCACTGCTGGCATTGAAGAGCTGAAAATCATGGCCACCAAACCATGCCTGGCTGCTGATTTCCGCAAATATTGCGAAAACGTGTTTGCTGATCAATTGGCAGGCACAACTAATGACAAGCGCGGAGACAAAACCACGCAGCGCCCCAAGAAGCTGGAAGACCTTGCCTGTTGGGACAGCATTGCCAATAAATTCAATGGAGAAGGCATTGGCTTCGATATTAAAGGCGTGCAAGGCACCTATTGGGGCGCTTACCAAGCCGTCAGCGAATACCTCACGCATGATGCTGGCCGCAGCAAGGATGCCATTGAAAGCGCCCGCCAGCGCCTAGAAAGCATCTGGTGGGGCAATGCCGCCAATACGCTCACCAAGGCTCACCAGCTGGCTCTGGCCGCCTGATAAGCAGCGCTAATCAACGAGGGGCTTTACAGGCTCCTCGTTTTGAACTAACTTTAATTTCGTTGAGGGACGGAGACGTCCGCTTTTCCGGAGGCAACCATGGCTTATCCCGTTTGCTACAGCCAGCACAGTGACCCTTCTGGCTTGTTTCGCGTGACGGAACTGCTCCATTTCGCAGATGGCACTGTTGCTGAGCACTGCACCAAAACACGCCCAGCCTTGCTTGCCACTCCTTCCATCGTCTTTGCCTCTTCCCACTATCTGCAGAGCTGGCAGGACATTAACCCTTCCATCAGTAACGTTTCCTTCTCCTATCAGCGCATTTCTTGATCATGGCCAATTGCATCAACCCTCTCGTTCCCACCATCCACCTCAATGGCACTGGAGCCAACACTCTCCGTGAAGAATACGAAAAAGCATACTATGCCATTCAGGCAGCCATTGATGCACTAAGCGAAGCCACGCTTAACGGCCGCGATTTCTACCCTCAAGGCGACAGCGCTTTCTACGAAGCTCGCGATCAACGCAAAGAAGCCTTCTCCTGCTTGTACGCCGCTCGTGACTATGCAGGGAAGATTGTTGAAGGCATTAACGACCAGGCTCCTTTCTGACAATGACAAAAAAACGCGCCCCTTACAAGCAAGAAGCTCTCCCCATCAACCAACGCAATCTTTACACTTACGTGCTCTATCACAAAAGAAAACATCGCCATGCACCATGCTTTGTGCCGCGCATGCCCATGCAAAATTCCCGCCTTCCAGAATACCTCCGTGCCATTGAAGCTCTTGAGGAGCGTGGCCTGATCAAGGTGGATCGCTCAGCACCTGTCTACACCTCTTGGATTATCGACCTGCCTCAGTCCATTGCTCGTGATCCTCAATGGGGCTAGGGCTTGACAGGCCCGCCCAAATGGACTAAATTTCTTTTCGAACGGGGCAGAGATGCCCACCATCCTCAGGAGACAACCATGGCCTTCCAACGCACTCCCGAAAGCCAGAGCTTCGCTCTCATGGCTCCCAATCTTGATCTCGTAGAATTCACCACTTATCGCGATCGTGAATTTGTCCGTATTGAAAAATACACCCTGAAAATCGAAGGTGGTCGCTCCTGGCACATGCCTGATCGTAGCGAGCGTGCTTCCTATCCTTCCGTTGAAAAAGCTCGCGCCATTTGGCAAGAACTGCGCCAGCTTGGCTACAAGCCTCGTGCAGAATGGGGCTTCTAAAGGCTGTTTTCTTAATGGCCGCTACAGCGGCCTTCTTTTCTTCTTCTTTTTTCTCATGACTGTTTCTTTTGATCTGCACGACATTGATCAAGCAATTAATTATCTTGGCCTTGACCGAGACAATGGCTTATGGCTTAATGCTTCCGACAATGCCGTTTATTTGCATTTTGTGCTGTTAAAGCAAGAGCTTATTGATTTAATTAACGATGGAATAACAGAATGCTTGGACTGGCAGGATGATGAAGACAATTGGCACATGGTCGGTGATGACGGGCCTGAGCTGCCGGAAACCATGGTCCCTTGCCGCTACATCCTGGTCACCACTTGACACCAGGCCCGTTTCCGTCTAAATTTCTTTTCGTACAGGGCAGCGATGCCCCTCTTCTCTCCAGGATCATGAACCACCTCGTCTTCACCATGGATTGCTTCCGCCCCACAGAAGGTCAGTGGTGGCGTGCTTGCGCTCCTGCTGGCACTGAGCGTCGCGTGAAGCTCGTTGCCTCCTGCATGGGCTTCTGGCTCTGGACTGCAGACTTCCGCGATGCTCGCACCAGCAAGCTGCTCACCAGCAAGTTCTTCTGCACTCGCCCCAACAGCGAAGAGCCCGTGGCCTTGTTTGAAAGCGCTGAGGACCGCCAGCGCTGGATGGACAAGCAATGGCAACTCCAACAAGCCTCCTGATCCTCCTGGGGCCGCCATCAGCGGCCCTTCTCCCCTAGAACCATGCAAGACATCGTCCACATCATCGCCGTCTCAAACAGAGGTCGTAGCCGCATTGGCTCCACTATCACCACTGCCATTGTTGAACAAAACCATCACGATAAGCTTTTTATTGTGCTGCCTCAGCTCAATCAATGCCGGTGGATCAAAAAAGACAACGATCCTGATTTTCGCATCATTCACGAAGACTAATCTTTGAAACCATCATGCACACTGTTCGCTGCTTCTCTGGCAATGGCCCCTATTTCCCTCCCACGCAAGGCTGCTACCAAGCAGCCTCTCTCAAAGACCTCATCTTCCACGTGAGACAATGCATGGAAGACAATGAATGGGAAATAGGCGTGTTTGACGATAATGGCCAATGCAAAGGCATTTGGCAAGATGACGCACAAGCTATTCCCGATGGTGAAGGTGGAATGGTGCTAGAAAAGGCTTCTTATGTGCTTTATCGTCCTGGTGATATGAGCGCAGGACTCTGGAACCTGTCTTTGTCCAAATTTAAGAGAGTTTGATCATGCTTCTCATTGATTTCTTCTCGGAAGACTGCTGTAAGGGCACTGAACTAGTGGAAGGTTGGTATTTCTACGACGATGATAATGAAAGCATTGTTGGTGGGCCATATCCTCATGAAAAAGCGGCCATCGAGGCCGCGCACAATAAAGAAAGCTGGTGAAATAATTGTTAGCATGGCGAAACGATGCGAGATGCCAGTCCCGTATCGTTTCTAACCACTACCAAAGAAGCAGTTTGGCCATGGCTGAATATAAGCATAACAGTGTGCCTGAAGGATTCAAGGAGATCCCTGGGTACGATGGACGCTATTTCATCAATGAGAAAGGCGAGGTTTGGAGCGTAGCCAAATCAAGGCTCATGAGTCCGCAAACAGACGCCACTCATTCCTATCCATGGGTGTTATTGAGAGAAAATAACAAAGCTAAACCTCGTACTATCTATTACTTGATGCGCCTTACTTGGATGCCTCCCGCCCCTGGAGAAGTTGGGATAGGCGGAAGCAAATGGTGCGTAAACCATAAAGACGGAAACAAGCTCAATAGCCACATTTCTAATCTTGAATGGACAACCAACAGTGACAATATAAGACACGCATGGGAAAATGGCTTACAAGCATGCGGCGAAGCAAAGAAAAACGCTAAATTTACCTCACTGCAAGTGACAGCAATTCGCTTACGCGTTAAATACGGAGAAAGCGCTTATTCCATTGCAAAAGAATTAAAAGTTTCCCATAATGCAGTTAAGAAAATGTGTCGTTTTGAGAGTTGGCGTCATCAAGATCACAATCTAAATGGAAGGGTCCGGATGAAAAAAGTATTGCTGGATCCGGATGGAAAATGTATTGTTTGAAGGCGTTTCGGATCCGGCTAGCTGCCTAAAAGACCCGGCCAGCGGTGTATTTATGTCCTGGCCAGCGGTGTATCAGGCAATTTCCCACTATTCCCATAAAATCGTATAACGCTACCGTAGTATGCTCCTATGCTCCTATGCGCGTATAACGATAGCGTGATAGGCTCACTAGTACGCCTGTACCATAAGCCCTGCCTATCTGTAACATAAGCTCCGCTGATAGTACGCCTGCACTTGTGCCAGTCCGCCACTGTCACACAGTACGTTTGTACCATAAGCTGAGCCTATGGCTCCCATAAGCTGCGCTGATAGTACGCATGCACTACCCTGCCCGATTCTCCTGATTCCCGATCGCCAAACCGTAGTATCGGCCTCTGTGACGGATTGTGACAATCTCGCGATTCTGGGCGATTCTGTGATACCTGCTGCCGTGTTACAAAATGTGACAGTAGCTTGCGCTCGGTTCTGCGATATCACGATACCGTTGTGCGCTGTGGCCGTGTGACGGAATGTTGCAACGCTTGACGCAATGGTGGGCGCCATGGTACGCGCGGGCGCGATCGTTCTAAGGGTCGTGGCGACCATGGGAGGCAAGCGGGTGCCCGTACCGTATGGGCCCCCCTGCCGTCAAGGCAACGGCCGCCAATGGTGGACAGAATCATCTCCGCACACTGAGCCGATACGTTGCGCGATTTTGGCCTGTATGGTTTATGGCATCGGCGGAGCGATCCGCTGGCCCCTTTCAAACCATCCCCACCATGCACGCCGCCGCCATCACAGCCAAGCTCGCCGGCCTGTTTGCCGGTTCACTGCTGGCCCTGTTTGCTGTCAGTCTGGCATCGGAGGATCAGCGCCATTTTGTAGCCTGCCGCGCCACGGGCGCTAGCGCCGATGCTTGTCTGCTGCAGATCAGCGGCCGCTGATTTTCTAAACATTCAAAACAAACATTTTCACCACAGAAAAATGCCTGCAGTTCTGAATTCTCGCGCAAAAATGCCTGCCGATTTGGCAAGCATGGCCAAACAGTATAAGATCAGCCACCGTGATATCCTCTCAACCAACCCTAAAACAGAAAAAAGCGCCATCCAAACCTACATCCTACATTTGGCGCCCGCCGATATTTCAGGCGTTAACGTTTGCCCCGGCGCCGGCAATTGCAAAAAAATCTGCCTGCATTTTGCCGGGAATCCTGTCTATATGACAAACAAACAAGCCGCAAGAATTCGCCGCACCTTAGCCTATGCTGCTGACCCTAAGCGTTTTTCTATGATTCTCGTTTGCGCGATTCTAGACAAACTAAACAAAAATGACGGTGATATTGCCGTACGCTTGAATGGCACCTCAGATATTGCGTGGGAGAATGTAGATTTTTACGTTACGGCAGAATTTTCTACATTTTGCCGCCGCAAGTTCGGTTACGATCTGCCAATTGGTCAGCGTAACATTTTCGAGATTTTCAACATTATCTCTAGAGATAGTGGCCGGAGGGTAATTTTCTATGATTACACAAAAATCCGCCGCAATTGGCAAGAATGCCGCCGCTTAGGCTATCACCTAACGTTCTCGTTTGACGGTTGGCAGAATGCTGCCAATCTTAAGATTGCCGCCGATGCATTGAAAAATGGCGTTAACATTGCGGCCGCCTTTATGGTGAAAAAGGGAAAAACGCTGCCAACATTGGCGGAAGTGACAAGCATTGTTGGCGGTGATAACTTAACCTTTTTGCCTGTTTGTGATGGTGATTTGACTGATTTTCGCCCCGCTGATCCTATGGGCGGCCATATCATCGGGCTGCGCTTTAAACTGCCCCACGGCATTGCCTACACTGACGCCGAAAAATCAGCGTTTTGCATGTGATCAAAACGGCCGCAATTGCGGCCGCATTGTTTACCCTCTCACCATCCCACAAATGTTTTACCTTACCGCCGAAGAATGCGGTCACACTGATACCGTCGCAGAATTTGCCACCCTAGAAGATGCACAAGATGCGCTCAGTAGGTTATACGATGCGCTAGAAGATTGCCGGGGTTCCGGCTACTCCATCCGCTGTGCAATCTCTGAGCTTGAAGAGCAAATTAACAGCCACATTTTCGCCCTTGAATGTGAAGAATAGCAGCGGCCCCTAGCAGCCCCTACAGGGCCCCTGATCAGCGCCCGGCATGCTCCTATCCTGCCGGGCTTTATCGTGTCAGGCTGGCGATCCTAGGGGCCCCTGGCGGCCTTGCTACTGCTGACAGGGTGAGCGGTTAGGGGATCAGCAACGATGGTACAGGCGTTCTACCGCGTGGATCATAAAGGCGGCATCCTGTCAACCCCCTTGCGCCATCAGGATTTCTGATGGTTCAGGCCTTGATGCCGGGCCCGGTGCCATGCGAGGATGGAGCAAAGCCACAGCGCGGTAGCGGCCGGGTTGAGCGCGAGAGGCTCGGGGCTACCCCTCCGAAAAGTGGCGCCATTTTTCATCCGATTTTTTGCCTCTAAGTATAAATACCTAGTCAAAAATCCAGACTATTTACGAGGGCTTCTCCCACTGCTTTTGTTATTAGTTTTAGTTCTTCGTGAGAGGCATCATTTTTGATGGTATTAGCGCGATGACTAATTATCCACACATTGCCTTTAACGTAGCCTTTAGAGGGGTCAATGCGATCGAGGGAGGGGCTATTAGGGAGGCCGCCACCAGTATTACCGCGACAACACGACCATTCTAATTTTGTGCCAAATATTGGACAATGGGACGGAACAAGAGAGCGAATGTATTTATGATCTATGTTGAAGGGAAGATTTTTATCGAGAGCCCGCTGGCGAGCGCGAGCAATCATTTTACATGTCATTGTCAGCACGGGGTTTTGTTGTTTGTATTGCCATTGGCATTGTTTACATTCCGTGTGAATGCCATTGGGAGCGTTCTTGCTCCTTGGAAACCGATCAATGCTTTTATAAAGCAAGCATTTAGAGCAGATTTGGCCTTCAATCACGATGCGAGGGAAATACTGTCGAGACTATAGCGAGCAAAACGTAGTGTTTATACGCTGAATCAAGCTCTCGCAGAGAGCGCAGATGAAGCGTTTCCTGCTATCTAGCGAACGTAGCCCCAAAGGCGGAGTGGAGAACAATTATTAGAAAAAACAATTATCAGCATTCCCTTTTCATTGTTCTTGGTCTAGCTAAAGGCGGCCCTAAAGCCGCCGTTCCTACTTTCTAAATATTGTCACCTCCTGTTTTTAAACCTGTCCCGCTGGTACGCACAATTTCAGCGCACTATTACATAGGGTCTAGTGCAGCCTTTTTTTGTTTCGCTAGATCTTTTGTTTTACTAGCTTTTTTGTTTTCCGCCGCTTTTTGGTGCATCGCCCTTGGGGGGCTAGTCAAGTAACGCGGCTAGTCTAGTTTTTAGTGCATCGTCACTTTCCTGGGCATCGTTCCGTCCTTTAGGGACTTCACTTGTCGAGAACGTGACTGATCTAGCGGCACTGGCTTAGCAGCGTTACTAGAAGAATGCTAGACGCTGCTCCGCTTATGGCTATCATAACACTCGCCGTTGGGCTGCTGTTTTTCCCAGTGTTCCCGATCCTGCTATGATCGGGCATGTGGGTTTTTCTTGTATCAGGATGAACAGTGCCAAATGGCTGATTTTTTCCCATTGGGCTTCGAGCGATACGATGCTGCGGCTTGATTGCACGGACGATCCTGCTGCATTGTTGGAAGGACTGTTGCGTGCTCATCACGATCCGCTGGTAGTCGTGAAAGCTTTTCAGGCAGCAGGCAGGAAAGAGAAGGAGCTGGCGGAGAAATTTGCCGATTGTCATAAGTTTGATAATTGGTATGTGCTGCGTCCTAAGCTGAAGCGATTTTTGGAGAGTGAAGCACTTTGCGAAACGTTGCTTTTGAAGCGAAATTGTTCTTTTGAGCATCGTCGTTTGCGTTGGTCTCCAGCCGAACCAAATAAGCAGCAAATGCTTATAGAGGCCTGCATGGACAATGAGCTTCCTGGTTTTGTGAAAAATGCAGAACGATTTATTTTGTGGGCCATTGATGACTTAGCCCAATCTGGCGAAGTTTGCTATCCAGGATTATTGATTAAGCATCCCGCTAATCGTTTTTATAAGCCAAAGACAATTTATAACAGCATTAATCTTCTGGCTGAAGAAGGGAGAATTGTGAAGACAGAATCTAGGAGGCTGGAACTTAGCGATGCAGCTCAGGAGGAAATTGATGGACTAAAGAGAGTCTGGGAATTGAAGCAAAACAAAAGGAGGAAAAGCTTGCGCGTGTGAAACAGAAGTTTGTATAAATAATTGCTTCTCGCGGCCAATGAAACAATTAGCTTAGAGAGACTATACGGAATTGGCCATGTTTAGTCTTCCCGAGCGTCAGCCAATGATGATTGGCCAGTACAAACTATGGCCATGTTTTAGTAAGCCAGAGTTTCAATGGTTTGCGGCAATAGATGGCAAGCCTTGTTATTTCCGCTCGTTAAATGATGCGCGATTGTTTGTCGCAGATTTAGTCTCAAATGAGGATGAGGAGAATCTTTGTGACTAGGAAGCGTAAGGGAATTTTCTGCTTTTGCATGGACTAATTGCGTTAGCTTTATGCAGTTGGTTTTTCGGAGGCCGGAAGGCCTCTTTTGTTGTCTATGGCTCTCAAAGAAAAAGCACGCTGCGAAGCAATTGCACGAACTGGACGCGTAGAAGACTGGCTGAATAATCCTGATAGTCGCCTGCCCGTTAGCTGCACTGTTTTTAACGTAGAGGATTCAATGGAGGGGCCAGATGGTATTGAAGCATCTTGGCGGTTTGTTAGTCACGGGCTGCGCAATGGTGCGGGCGTCGCTGTTCATTTGTCTTCTCTCCGTGAAAGGAATGCTGAAAATGGCAAAGGCTTGGTTGCAAGCGGGCCAGTAAGCTTCGGCAAGATTTATTCCACGCTTAATGAAATTTTGCGCCGAGGAGGCATCTATAAGAACGGGGCCGTAGTTTTGCATATTGACTATGACCATCCTGATGCTCTGGAATTTGTTGAAGCTTCGCGAAATGAACTGCCTTGGGTGAAGCGTTGTATTAACGTGGATCAAGATTTTCTGGCTAAAACCACTGCTGATTTCCGTGCTGCATTGTTAAAGGGAATTGGTAGTGGAGATATTTGGCTGAATAAGATTCGCTTTAATGCGCAAGGTGAGCGCATTCGTGCAAATGTTTGCCTGGAAGTTTATCTTCCGCATCGTGGCACTTGCCTGCTGCAACATATTAATCTTGGCGCCTGCTCAATTGACAATGTTGAAGGTGCCTTTATGGAAGGCATGAAGCAATTGTGCGAGCTGCATCCTACAACTGGCGTGGGTGATACGGGCGAATATCTTCCTCCTTCCATTGACAGGCAAGTGGGACTTGGCGTGCTTGGCCTAGCTAATTTCCTTGCCATTCATGACATTAGTTATGAAGAATTTGGCCATGCGCTGGATGCTTATTTAATTGATGATGCGACAAATTGGCGGGAATTCTGGATGAATACGACGGCTGGCAAGGCGGTATATGCTTTGCATAGGGGAATTATGGGCGCAGCAGTGATTGCTAGGAAGCATCAGATGGAACGTGCCTTTTGCATTGCTCCCACTGCATCGTGTTCTTATCGTTATCTTGACACTCGGGGCTTTACTACGGCTCCTGAAATTGCTCCGCCTATTGCGCGTCATGTTGATCGAGACTCTGGCACGTTTGGCGTGGAAAGTTTTGACTATGGCGAAGTGGAAACGGCTGCAGAAGTGGGCTGGACTAATTACAAGCGCGTAGCAAATGGCATTGTTCAGTTATATCAGCGCACTGGTCTTTTCCATGGCTATTCGTATAACAGTTGGTCAGATATGGTTATTTACGACGAAGAGTTTCTTCGTGATTGGCTAGAATCTCCTCAGACGAGCCTGTACTACAGCTTGCAAGTTCTTCCGGACACTCAACGGAAGGATGATGCATACGCTGCATTGGATGACGACTTTAAGAGCATGTTTGGCTTAGACGACGAGTCTGAAGCTGAAGGCCCTTCAATGTCTTGTAATCTAGAGGCTGGATTCTGTAGCAGCTGCGCAGAATAAAAAAAAGAAGGGGGCTCAAAGGCCCCCTTTGCTTTCCTCACTTCCGAATTTTAGCGCGTATTACGAAAATGACTGTCGCAACGAAGAGCCCCTATTTGCAGATGATCGCCAAGAAGCGTCCGTGGCAAGCTGTGCCCGTTAGCAAAGGCAAGCTTAAGGAAGGCGGCGAGGATACTATTTATTCTCTTCTTGCATTGCGTCATTTGGAGCTGCCCGTGAAGGACTTTCTGGAGCAGGGGCTAGCTCGTGATTTGCCTTCTACGCCTGGCGTTGTTGAAGCTCTTCGTCACAATCAGGAAGACGAGCAGCGGCATGATGAAGCACTGAACTATGTAACTGCTGCGCATGGCACTAATGACAAAGCAGAGAAGGAAATTAAAAATATTTTGAAAGCTTGGCAAGAGCATCCTGCCCACCCTATTTTGAAAGCTGCCATTTTGGAACGGAGTATTTTCTTTGTTGCATTGCCATTTTTTCGTTTTAACGGAGACATTGGTATTCGCACAGTAGCTGCTGACATTAGTCGTGATGAGATTACGCATGTGGGAGTGCATAGTCTTGTTGCTACGGAGCTTGAAGAAAAGGCTGGCGAAAGCTTGAACAAATTGCGTCGTGCCACTGCATTATGGGCATTTGACGGACTTAAGGGAAGCAATGATAAATGGCTGGATAAAGATTTCTGGCTGCGTCAAAGCGACAATTTGTTTGAGAAAGGGAAAGCAGAGGAGCTGAATGATACGCAGCGGAGCCGGATGCCTGCCTTTTTCGAGGCGGCAAATAATGATCTTCCAAGTTATGGTCGTTCTTGACGCTATAGTTCAAATCATTGCTAATTGCTCATGAACAAGGTTGACGTTGTAAATCGCATTGCCGCTCAAACTGATTTCTACCAAAAAGATATTAGTCGAATGATTGATGTTTTCATGGAAGTAGTAATGGAGGCAGTAGCAGAAGGTCGCTCTGTGAAATTCAAGAAATTTGGCACCTTTGAGCCTCGTGTACATAAAGCACGTTTAGGAATGAATCCCTCTACACAGCAACGTATTCCAGTGCCAGAAAAAAAAGTGGCTCGATTTGATCCTGCTCAAGAATTTAAAAGGAAGATGCTGTCAATTGAAGAATCTGTTGAATGAATTGACGCTATGCTTGTTGAGTTCCCGCTCTCTTTTGATCGGGCTCAGTTGGCCGCTGATGCGCCGGGGACCCATTCGGCAAGCGCGAAGGCCTGGGGTAAGCCTCTGTTTGGATACGCCTGGTTAACTCACAGCCCGATTGTCGGTAGGCCAGTCACGCTTGCTCCATCTAACACCCCCTAAGCCTCTCCACGATGCTCAAACCTGGGGGTCACTGGCTCTTTAGAACTTTCGCCTAGTCCGAGACAATTGGAAAGTACGGCTACTGCTGCTGCAGAGCGATGCAGGTTCGAATCCTGCCTAGGCGCTTTATGATGATCTTCTTCTCCATTGGCAAATGGCTCAATTCCGCATTGTTCAGAAGCCATCAATTGTTGACCCTCGTAAGGCCATGTATGAAGTGCAAGAGAAGGAGCTGTTGTGGTGGTGCTATCGAAACGTGTTCCATGATGTGAAAAACGCAGAGGAATGGATTATTAATGCATTGGAAAGCCTTGACAGGCCTTTTGTTAAAACCTGCGTAGTAAGTGAATACAAATCATGAGCGCTTTCGTTTCTTCTGATTGGCATTTGGGTCATGCGAAGATGCTTGAATTTTTAAGGCCTGACGGCAGTCGTCTAAGGCCTTTTTCTTGCATTGAAGAAATGCACGAAACACTTATTGAGCGTCATAATAAGGTGGTCAACAAGAAAGATAGAGTGTATATTCTTGGCGACGTAGCCATTCCTCGTTCTGTATTGAAACTGCTAGATAGGTTTAATGGCAGTAAAGTGCTAATCAGGGGAAATCACGATATCTTTCGCCTACAGGATTATCTTCCGTATTTTCATGATATTCGCGGAGCCTTTTTCCGTGATGGACTTATTTATACACACATCCCCGTACATACAGACAATCTACAGGGGCGATACATTGGCAACGTGCATGGCCATTTGCATTGTCATCGTATTTTGGACGACAACAAGCAAATAGATGGGCGTTACTTTAGCGCTTGTTTAGAAGTGAATAGCTTTGCGCCAGTAGCATTGGAAGACATTAAAGAATATTTCCGCCATGGAAAACAGGCGCACGTTTAACACGCCTATTAGAGAGCCATGGAACGCGCCCATTCATAATATTCTTAAAGCCATTGATAGTCATATGGCCTTGTATTTTGCTCATCACGATCCGTGGCATTTAGAAAAGGCGGCTATGCTCAGGGCTTATCTTCATGAACTAAAAACTTACATTCATGCAAAGGAAAGTGTGGCGGATATGGGCGAAAGCATTGGGGAGCAAAGAAACGTCTTGTAACAAGGAGGCAGACAGGATTGCCTTATTGCGCACTTTCATCTTTGCATCGTATTTAATTACTAATTGCTTTATTGTTGCTGGCGTTATGCGCCATTGGGACGATGGGAAATGTAGCCTTGAGGCTACACGGGAGAGTCATAAGGAACCATAAGACAACAAAAAAGGAGCTTTCGCTCCCTCTTTCATCATGCCTTCGGCGGGATTCGAACCCGCATGGGAGAAATTCCCTACGGATTTTAAATCCGTTGCATAAACCAGTTCTGCTACGAAGGCTCAAGAGAACTAAGGAGGCGAGAGCGGGGCTTCAATCCGCCTTTATACGCCATTTAACCATAGGTCGGCCCATGGCCTTAGTTCTGGATGGTCTGTAGGACTTCTTCCCCAAGAAGCCCATTGTTAACGCTGGCCAGCGTGCTTCGCGAAAGCTCTAAGAGCATAGCAGGGTTAAACGTCGTATTCGCGACAATCTTGAGCGTCGGGATGCTTTTGGCAATATTCTTCAAACGAGCTTTCGCTTTCCTGAAGGCATCGCTCAAGACCTTCCGTAGTCTTAAGACACTTCAAATGCAGGCGGAGTTTAGGAAGGAGAGTGGGCATGTATAAATGCTCGGCGGCAAGAAGCTGAAGAGCTGTTTGTCTTGACACGCCATTTTCAAGAAGAAGAACAAGAAACTTAGTTTCCTGCAT